ATCAAGAGGGATGCATAAATGCCAATAGATGTAGCAACAGCAACAATGAACGACATAGTACGCGAATCCGTTAGGATAGAAATGGAACTAAACAAGCTTAGAAGGCTCTGGGATAAAGAATTTCAATTGGCTAATAAAGATATGATTGACGAATTAAAAATGCTACGCTCGCTAATGGCATTAAAACGTGGTTAGAATCATCAACACCGCAGAGGTAACCCCCAATGACATCCCCTCACAGTGGGAAAGAGACCAAGTCTACAACGGGCTGGACTGTTGTGTTACATCGGAGGTTCTCGACGTCCTTCTTCCACAGTTGGATAATCATACTGCCGCAACCTATAGGTTCTCCAAGGAGCTCCAGGGACCTGCACTTGAGATGCGATTGCGGGGAGTACGAGTTGATCTTGCTAGAAAAGCCGAAGTCATAGAGGAATTCCATGACAAGATCGAAACCCTCGAGCGAAACCTCGAACGGATCGTCTTCGATGGCGTCGGTCTCCCACACTTCAACTGGCGATCTAACTCCGACCTGCATACGCTGTTCTATGATCGCCTGGGCATCCCAGTTATTAGGCGAGGAGGCCGCCCTACAGTTAATCGCGAAGCACTCGAGAAGATGGAAGCATATACGGTTGCCAAGCCGATTGTCGCTCACATGTCCGCGATGCGAGACCTTGCGAAGAAGATCAGCGTACTCAAAACGGAGATAGACAATGACGGAAGGATGCGAACAAGTTACAATATCGCTGGCACTAATACTGGGAGGTTTAGTTCTAGTTTTTCAGAGTTTGGTACTGGTGGGAATCTCCAGAATGTTGAAGAGAGCCTTAGGTCTATCTTCATCTCCGACCCCGGATACAAGTTCGCCAAGTTCGACGCGAAGTCAGGCGAATCATTCGTCGTCGGCGCAATAGAATGGAACCTGTTCAATGACGATAAATACCTTATGGCTTGCGAATCTGGAGACCCTCACACAGCAGTTGCTAGAATCTGCTGGCCGAATCTGGGATGGACCGGGAATCTTAAGAGAGATAAAGATATTGCCGAAAGACCATACTATCGACATTACACTTATCGCTTCATGTGCAAAAAACTTGGTCACGGTTCAAACTACGGTGGTCAACCAGCCACTCTCGCCAGCCAATCCAAGCTCCCCCTCAACGTCGTCCAAGATTTCCAGCCAAAGTATTTCAGAGCCTTTCCTTCGCACCTCCACTGGCAACGATGGACTGATGATCAACTTCGAAGATTTGGATTTCTGGTTACGCTCACAGGGCGCAAGCGTTGGTTCTTTGGAAGGCGTAATGATCCAGCAGTGTTGCGCGAAGCTATCGCGTATGATCCACAAGGTTCTCTGGCCGACATAGTCAATACCGCCATGCTTCGCATCTGGAGAGAAAGGAGAGTCATCCTTATGATGCATGATCACGATGCGCTGACTTGGGCCTATCCCGAAGAGCGCGAGGACGAGATTATTCCGGACCTGCTGAAACAGCACACTATTGAAATCCCCCTCGCCAAGGGCAGGACTTTAGCTATTCCGTATGATTGCAAAACAGGGTGGAACAAGGGAAATTATGATGCTGAGACGAACCCTGACGGACTCAAAGACTACGAAGGTAGGGACCAACGGAAGCGCAGCCCGCAGGTGTCACTCCTTGATCGAATCGTTCGTCGACGCTACGACAAACTTGGAGTCGCCTGAGATATTTAGAAAATGGGCAGCAATAGGAAGCATAGCAGCAACATTGGAGCAGAAGGTATGGTTACAGACAAGCAGCGCACTTTATCCAAACCTGTACGTCTTCCTCGTCGCACACCCAGGCGTTGGAAAGACACGCACTGTACGAGCAGTGAAAAGATATTTCACGGAACTACCAGAACCGCATATTGCACCGACCTCTGTAACGGCCTCCTCGCTGGTAGACGCGCTCGTCAAAGCAAAGCGAACCCTGATCCGCATCCCCGAGGGTCCACTTGAATACAACTCTCTCCTAATCGCCGCCGATGAACTCACCGCGTTCATGCATAAGTACGATGATGAAATGATAGGAGTGTTAAGTGCCTTTTACGACAACGATCAATACGGACAACACCGAAGAGGAAACGAAATCAGGATCAGCATTAAATCACCACAGGTTAACATACTCTCAGGGACGACGCCTAGTAATCTTATTAAATTCCTTCCTGAAAATGCTTGGGAACAAGGATTTACAAGTCGAATTATCCTTGTCTTTTCGGATGAACGAACTATCGGTGACGATTTCGCAGGCTACGATTCCTCCCTCAACGGAGACCTAATCCATGATCTTAAAGCTATCAATTCCCTCATGGGCGAATTTAAGGTCACCGAGGATTACCGTACAGCGGTTAACCATTGGCGTTCACTGGGAGAGCCGCCAACACCCACTCACCCCAAGCTTATTCACTACGCCACCCGCAGAAGGGTACACTTATATAAGCTTTCGATGGTGGCGGCTGTGGATCGCAGTGACACTTTACTTCTTACCAGAGAAGATTTCAACCGAGCCATGGGCTGGCTCCTCGAAGCCGAAGTAAACATGCCGGATATCTTTAAGGCAGGTGGTGGTGGGGCGGATGCCAAGGCGATGGATGAAATCTATCACTTCGTCTTAGTCTCCGATCGTGGCCAAGGTGTACCCGAACACAAGATCACCAACTTCGCCAGAGAACGAGTTCCTATCCACTCCATCCTCCGCGTCATCGACGTTATGGAACGCTCAGGCATGATTAGAGCCGTTGCTATCGATCCTAAGACCAAGCAACGGCTCTATCAGGCGCAGGTTCCCGGTCTAGGTCGGGAAGACCTTTAAGGACTGGTCGGCGGAGAGGCCGCTAGGTTCGGCGTTGATGGATTCGCCGCTACAGCCGCATCAACCGTATCCGCAGTCTGGGTCAACTGCTTCACAACATCATCGATCGCCTGTTGCGTAGTCGGATCGCCAGTCTGGACTGTGGCAAGCTGTGCTGCCAAGGCCGTGTTCTGATCCTTCAATGTCTGCAAGGCCGATAACGCTGCGGTGTCACTCGCCTGCAAGCGAGCAACGGCGTCCTTTAGTTTAGCCAAGTCTATCATAGTCGTCTCCTGGTTTTCAAGGGTGAGGTCTACTTTGCCTTCTATACCATCGAGCCGACGTAGAACCTCAGGGTCCGGCTCGAGTTGCGCGCGTAGTTCAAGCTGTGGCATTCTTCCTCCTATTGCTTACGGTTCCACATTACTGATATCAAACTATTAATCGCATCGAGGATTTTCTGATTAGATTTCACCAATTCATTCACATCCCGGCTGATATTCTCCAAATGATTATAGGCTTCCCACCTATCACGTTGGTCGTCTGGGTTGTACTTAACTTCTTTACCAGTAATCCCCCGGATGATAAACCAAACCCCAAGACTAAATACTATCAGCCCAAAGATGACTTGCAAGAGCGGCCATGGCCCTAGTGCTTTGGCGAATTCTTCAGTCATTTCTATTCTTCACCGTTGTATAGGCCGTGTAGAGTTCTCCAATGGTGAACATAAACCAAAATGGAATTCCAGGCGAGGGGTAACCCCTGACGATTGAAGTTTGAACAAGTTCCATCACAAACTGAGCCCAGATAGGAGCAGAGAATATACCACAGAACGCTCGTACCCAAGGGCCAAGTTCGTAATGGAACATAATCTGCCCATTCAACATCAACGCAGCGCAACGGGCCCAGCCGAGGGCGAGCATGATTAGGGTGATGGAGATTGGGGATAGGATGGATAGGAGTAGTCCATCGGCTTTAGAAGTCGAGGGCCAGATCAAGGCTTCAATACCTACAGCCAACATCGCCACTCCCATGCACCATTCGAATACACGGCCTTCGGCGTAGTGGTTGATTGTCTTGAATGACATCATGCGTCAGGGTCTACGTCCTTAACAGCAGCTTCAAAGGCGGTGTCGACTTGGGCATCGATGGCGGCGAGGGTGGCTTGTTGTTCAACAAGGGTAGCAGGATTGGCGGACAGGGCAGCGATGATGTTCTTCACTGGACCATAGAGAACGCTGATCTCTTGGACGATTAAGGGTAGCCACTTTTCGAGTTGAGTGACGATGGTGGTGATTGCTTTGGTAGAGGTTCCGCTGTTGTTAAGTAAGGGTAGGATTTGCTGGATGATCGCCAGGACTCCAAGGATTATATCGGCTGTCATCTCGGTGCTCCTATTGGGGTTAGGTTGAGTTGGTTGATAGCCGCAATAAGAGTGTTGTATAAGCCTGCTGGCCCAGCATTGCCTACGGCGACGTAGGTCTCAAGTTGGTTCCTAGCAGCCCGACCAGAGCGGACATATTTGATTACCGATCGGCGATTGTCGGCAGAGCAGGTAGTGGTGGCGAGATTAGCTTTACAATAGACTAAATACTGCGTAGCCGTTCCCTCTAACGCATCAAAAGCATTAGCCGCTACGATGATTTGGGTTGGCGAGACTGACGCCTCGGTGATGACTTGATAGGCAGTCTTGAGATTAGCACAAGCGCCAAGCGTCAATAAAATTAGCAGTGATAATGGGAGTGTACAGCCCCCACGCGGTCCAAGATTATGTTTCATTTCGTCACCACCTGTACGGTTTCAGTTGTATTGACGTTGGCAGGAAGAGTCTGGGCTAGCGCTGCTTCTTGGGGAGGCAGGACAATCTGCGGAGCAGGAACACCTGGAGCTACCGGCTTAGCCGCAGCAGCCATAATCGAAGCACGGGTATTAGCGACGAAGGACCAGATAATACCAGCCAGGGTTATAGTAGGACCAGCACCGGTCATAACGAGGTTGACGATGTTGTTAGCGGTGGCTGAGGAAAGGCCGAAGACAGTAAGCATTGTGCCGACGATTGGCATAACTTGGCGAAGTAAAGCCATAACTTGGTCAGTAGTCATTTGATTCTCCTAGGTTGCATCAGGGTCTACAGCACGAGCGGCGGTTTCAAAAGGGTCGGGGGAAGGTCGAGGGATTGATTTGGCTGGGACAGGTGTAGGCCTGAGTGGAACAAGTTGAGACTGAGGCGGCGGCACCCAACCTATCATCAGCTTCGCCACGTCCTTACGAAACATAACCATATCGAAGCTAGGGTCGTCCTTACGGCCATGCGGTAGGGCGTACTCCTTATGTCCCGCACACATGATCGGACCAGCACCGATGTGTTTGAGGATCGCCGCACAGCCTCGCTTGTAGGCATCCATCTGGACCTGTGGCCAAGGGTCCCGACTATCACCTGTGTTCTCAGCTTCGATGCCGATTAGGTGGGCGTTGCCGTCGGTGATCCCTTGCCAATTCCCTCGTCCAGCGTGCCAGCCTTTGCCTGCGGCTATCATCCAATAGTGACCACTCCGTCCCAAACCAAGATTGCATAAAGGACCGCCAAGATCAGGCCTACCATCGATGAGAACATTAAGATCAGGCAGATCGCCATGTAAGGGTCCGCAAGTATGGTGACAAAGAACTCCGAGAACCTTTCCTTCATCGCCATGTCCTCTGTTTTGCCAACCGGGGACTTCGATTACGGATAGCCCTGCATCGGTTAGGACCTTAGGGAGCCAGAGTAGGGAGTAGGTCATGGTTTCTCCTAGTGATGTTCATGTCTCTTAATATCACCATGGGTCACCCCTCTCCACCAATCGCCAGCAGTCTTGGGGTGAGCTTGCTTGTTCACAAGGTCGATGCCGAACTTAACTGCGTTATCTAAGGTCTTTGGTGCCATGCCTGTCACATCGCCAAAGAATGTTAGCCCATGTTGAACAGTCTTGCCTGCTCGATCTTTAGAAAACGCGCCTCTACCTGCTTTGATATCTCGAGCCACATTGGCCATATCATGTAACGGCGAAGACACCAATCCGACATTCGGATCATGACCGGTATTGAATGCATAAGCTAGATCACGAAGGTAGAGAACTGAGTTTGTCATCATCGTCGATCCAGCCGAAGCAAGCCGGGTTAGACCTGATCTACGATCGTCGGTGTATTGTGAAGTCACAACTTCTTCTACAATCACCGGCCAGATGGCATAGGTCATGATGTCAGTAAGGATACCTGGAACATTCTTAGCCGCTTCCTTGATTTCACCTTCCTTACCAAGCCGATAGGTGTCACTAATTGCATTCATCGTCTCAATCTTCCTCTGCATATCCGTGCCGAAGAAGCCATAGATGGAAGTTAACCAACCGTGTAATGGCCCACCACCACGGACTAGAGCCGGTTGGTTGACCTGGGCTGTAGAACCATGGGCAAGCCTTACCTTCTGGTCCGCAATATCAATCGCCTCGCCATGGTCCGAGCCTTCCTTAAGCGCATTCTCGTATGCAGCTAGCCAAGTGGGCTTAGCCGAAAGCATATCGGACTTGGCCACAAGCATTGATCCATATTGAATCATCTGCTCACGGATAGTCTGGGCACCTTGCAGAATCTTATTTGCTCCAGCAAAGGTGTCTTGCCAATAACGCTCCCTTCGCTGAAGTTCCTCGCTCCATTTCATGGCGAACTCAGAATTGCGAATACCAAGCTCTGGACTCTGACCATACAATCCCTGTACAGCGTTCTTAAACCCAATCGCCTCAGCTGCGGTTTTGTAGAAGGCACTGAGGAATGGCTTAAGCCCAACTTGCCTAGCCGAGAAGGCCCAAGCTGTAGGGCCGTGTTTGAGGGCAGTTGATGGATTAAAGCCGATGTATGTAGCGATAGTATTCTGCCTAACGTACTCAGAATACTGTCCAGCCTTAGCGGCTGCCTTGGAAGGCACCGATGCTGCACCGGCGATTGATTCTAAATATGGCTTCATTAAGTCCGAATAATGTTCACCATAGTGCGCAGTGATCGCATCGAGGAACTTCGGGTCTTTGAATATCTTCTGGATTTCCAACACCCCTTCACGGAAGTTGATATCGTGGATCATCTGGGTCATACGGTTGGTAACGGAATCGAAGGTGAGATCGAGGGGATAAACCGCCCCAGTTCGCTTCTTGGTATACCCATTGGCTGTGGTTATATGTCCGAAGTCCGAATCGTCATAGGCGCCAATGCGTTCTGGAATATTTCCCCTGCGGATCGGGTCTTTAATCAGCGGATGATACCAACCCGGAAAAGTCCCATGAGCATTAACGACCGGCTCAAGTGGAATCTTATCAATAGTGATACCATTAATCCGTTCATAGGTTCCATCCGCATGACTAATCAAAGACTTAAAGATATCCCCCATCTTCTGTGCACGTTGCCAATCTTCTGGAGTTGTGTTGCGAACTAGCCAATCCATTAAGACTTCTGGTCTGATCTTATAACCACCAGCAAGGACACGGAAGTTAGACTTATTCCCCGCGTTTTGCAACATCACCAAGACGTTGCCTCTAGTGAATCCAGACCAGGGATCGTCAGATTTAGATAACGGATCAGGGAATGGAGCATCGACAAGCTTCTTGGTATCTGCCTTTTCCAGACCAAGTTCTCGATAAGGCGCTGAATACTCTCGAATCATTCGGCTCTCGCCATTAGCCATGCGAAAGAGGGTGAAGTTGATGTACTTGTTGAAGATTCCTCTGGGGTCCATCTCATCGAAGTCTCGAAAGATGGTCTCCATATTAGTTAACCCAGCCAGAAAAGACCTAGGCAGATCAGTAGCCTTTGCCCACCGGCCCTTGGTAGCTTTATAGACCTTCATCGGCTTGGCTTCGATCTGTTCAATCATCTTACCTTTGACTTCGGCAAGATCGGCAGCTTCGCCTTCACGAAAGATTTTCAATTCGTTTCGACCGTGACGAACGAGTGCGTCAATGGTTTGTTTGAAACCGTAGAATTCAAACGCAGTCATTTCACTCAATGGCTTACGGAAGTTGGGATCGGTTAGGGCTTCGGCTACTGGGATATCTCGAAGCCCAAAGCTTTCCACAAGCTTCTGTTCGGCAAACTCTTCGATGTTCTTGGCGGCCTTTGTTGCAATGTTCTCTTGAATGTTTTGAACCGACCGCTGGATGGTATAGCCAACCCGTTGAAGTAGGTCTTGAACATGGTTAAGATATTCCCCATCCACGTTCTTTATATTCCGCTTGCCCATAGACTTGGCAGTTCGATCAAGTTGAACTTGGGCCTTCTCGATCTTAATTGCCTC